GCTCAAAGCAAAATGGACACCAGAACTTGGTCAAGATCTAAATGCTTATCACAATCTTGATGCAGAAGTTGAATTAACTTCAATTCTCTCAGAACAGATTGGTCTTGAAATTGATCAAGAAATGCTTGGTGAACTTGTCCGTGGTGCAACCGCTGCAACACTATACTGGTCACGTCGTCCAGGTAAATTCGTTGACCGCGTAACCGGTCTACCAATTGCTGGCGAAGCTACAATTGGCGCTGGTGGTGCTGACTTCACTGGTAACGTTTCAATGTGGTATGAAACCCTTGTTGAAACAATCAATGATGTAAGTGCTGCTATCCACCGTAAGACACTTCGCGGTGGTGCAAACTTCGTTGTTTGCGGACCAGAAGTTGCTAATATCCTTGAATTCACCAGTGGATTCCGTGCAAACGTTGTCCATGATGATGCCAAGGGCACAATCGGTGCAGTTAAATCTGGCTCACTCAGCAAGAAATGGGATGTATTCGTTGATCCATACTTCCCACGTAACGTTGTTCTCGTAGGTCGTAAGGGCAATAGCTTCCTCGAAAGCGGATTCGTATATGCTCCATACGTCCCACTACAAGTTACACCAACCATCTTTGGTACTGAAGACTTCGTACCACGTAAGGGTGTCATGACCCGTTACGCCAAGAAGATGGTACGCCCAGATCTTTACGGCCTCGTTGTCGTACAAGATATGCTCGGCTGATAGTAACGAGTGATTGAATAAGAAACCCACCTGAAATATGGTGGGTTTTCTTTTTTTAATATATACATAACTATTTATAATAGTCTATAGGAGACTTATATAAATGGCTGTTCCCGTCTTAACACCCAAGAGTCAAACCAGTGCAATAATATTGCCACCAACTGGGACTTTTTCAAATGTTCCAGCAAATTTGCCTATTGGTGTATATGCCAACAACAATGATTTTATCAGCGGAGCAGTAGATCAGGTTGCATATACCTATAAAATGATAGGTGGCGATGTTCTTGATATAGAAGTAACTGAAGGACAGATATATGCGGCATATGAAGATGCTGTATTGACTTATTCATATTTTGTCAATCTTCATCAAGCAAAAAGTTCTGTTGGAATGTTGCTTGGTTCTCCAACTGGCACATTTAATAGTGATGGCGAAATAAAGAGTGGGAGTGCTCTTTTTAATCTTGTTAATGCTTCTGGCTCCTTAAGTCTTGCATATCCAATGTATGATATAACTGCTGTTCGTGATGTTGCTGATGCATTTTCACACGAAGCAGGTATTGGTGGAAAAATAGATATATATAAGGCTTCTTTTAATACCGTAGCAGAGAAACAAGACTATGATTTACAAGAAATAGTTTCAGCTTCAGCTTCAGATCCAACATCTAATTTGTATGGTAAAATTGTTCCAGGCTCAAGAATAACTGTTCGCAAAGTATTCTATAAATCTGCACGTGCAATGTGGAGGTTTTATGGTTACTACGGTGGTTTAAACGCTGTAGGAAACCTTTCAACTTATGGTCAGTATGCTGACGATAGCACTTTTGAAGTTATTCCAGCATGGCATAATAAACTTCAAGCGATGGCTTATGAAGATAACATCTATACGCGTATATCACATTATTCATATGAAATCAAGAATAATAAAATATGTCTTTATCCAATACCGGATACAACTGATATTAATGTCTTTTGGTTTGAATTCAGTGTAGGTGCGGGAAGTGGAGCAAATCTTGGAATAGGAAATCTTTCAGGTTCTTCATATGTGGCATCAAGTGGAAAAGATCCAAGAATTGGTGGTGTTAATAACATCAATACTCTTCCATTTTCAAATATTCCATTTGAAAACATTAATGCTATTGGTAAACACTGGATTCGTCGTTATGCTCTCGCCGTTGCAAAAGGCATGTTGGCAGAAGTGCGCAGTAAATTTCAAACAATACCAATTCCAGGTGAAAGTGTTACATTAAATGGTGCAGATTTAAGAAGTCAAAGTAAAGAAGAAAAAGATTCTCTCAAAGAAGAGCTTGTTAAGATACTTGAAGAAACAGATTACAACACTCTTGCAGAAAAACGAACAGCAATGTCCGATAATACTAATAAATTACTTTCTGCAGTTCCAAATGTTATATTTGTGGGTTGATTAAATGGCTAAAAAAAAGAAAATAGATCAAAATAAATGGTCTCAACCAGAACAGCCACCTCCTCCAATGTTTTTGGGGAAGAAAGAACGAGACTTAACTAAACAAGTTAATGATGAATTAATTGAACGAGTTATTGGTCAAACTATTATTTATTTTCCATTAAATATTAAAAATAGTAATTTTCACCCTGTTTATGGAGAGGCAATAAATAAAGAATTTTTAAGACCAATAATAATAAAAGCTTTAATTAAAATTGACGAAGATCAAACTTCTACTGAATTATATGGTTTAGATAAAAGCTCTAAAATAACCATTAATTTTCATCGTCGTAGATTAACAGAAGATCAAGATTTGTTTGTAAGAGAAGGTGACGTTATTTTTTATGGTTTAAATTTTTATGAAATTGTAAAATTATCAGAACCCAGAGCTTTATTTGGACAAATAGATCATAAGTTTGAAATTCAAGCATCATGTAATCGTGTAAGGCAAGGTTTTTTTAATGAACCAATTGCAGCATTACAAATAAGAGAAAAATATCGTCAAACACAAGAAAATTTATTTGACATAATAAACAATACACCAGTTGAAGGAGCATGTGAGGGTAAAATTCAACTAATTTCAGGGAAAAGAACAAGCTCTCAAAGAAGTAAATTTTTAGATTATGTCAATAATCCACAAAATTATGAAGGTTGTATTATTTATTTAACCGAAATAGATGAAGATGAAATTTATGGAGAATTTGATCAGCCAGATAAATTTTATTTTAACGAAGAAGGCACATGGTATGTTAGTCAATTCTTTGCTTTGTGAAACTTTATGACTTCATTAATATACGAAAGATTTAGGCATATTTCCGGCAAGAGAACGAGCACACAAAGAGGCTTGTTTTTAGATATGATAAATAATCCAAACAATTATAAAGGATATATTGTATATTTAAAAGACATAGATGACGATGAAATATATGAACCTTTTGATCACCCTGGGACTTTTTATATGAATGAAGGCGGTCTTTGGCAAAGCACAGATTATCATAACCAAGTAATAGAATAGGAATATAACATGACAGATAAAACCGAATATGAAAGAAGAGGTTTAGAACAATCACAAGTTTCAATAGAACCGTCAACAATAGAAACAATAGATCTTGCCATCTATGAATGGCTTGATAAAACAATGAATATTCATTCTAATACAAATCGTGGCTGGAAAAAGGTCCCAGTTATTTGGGTAAATGGAGAAAGAGCGCATCAAATTAAATTTGATAGAAATTTAAGAGACATTAATGGTAATTTTATATTACCCGTTATAACTCTTCAAAGAGAAACAATAACAAAAAGCTTAACAAAAAAAGGCACTTTTTATGCTAATGTGCCACCGGATGATTTTCGCGGTGGAGTTGTAACTGTCACTAAATTAGTCTCTCAAGAAAAGTCAAATAATTATGCTAAAAATAATAACTATAAAAATACAGTTCAATATAATGTAAAACAAAAAAACGATAAAGTTGTATATGAAGTCACAAAAATTCCACTACCAACTTATATTGATGTAAAATATACGATAACTGTAAATACTGAATACCAGCAGCAAGTAAATGAAATAATTCAACCATTCATGACCTATACAGCTGGTATAAATCATTTTATGATAAGCAAAGAAGAGCATAGATATGAAGCTTTTTTTGAAAAAGACTCTTCGTTTAAAAATGGTGGAAATATAACAAAACTTGAACAAGAAAATCGTTTATTTACAAGTGATTTTTCAATTAATGTTCTTGGTTATTTGTTGGGAGCGGGACCAAATTCAGATAAGCCAAAGATAGTAACCTCTGAAACTATTGTTGAAGTAAAAATACCAAAAGAAAGAGAAATGTTTGGCGAATCAACGGATGCAGACAAAAAGAAGTATTATTAAAATATAGGGGTTTGTTTCTTTTGAAAATAAATCTTACTATTTACCTAAGAAATACATGCTGTGTATAGGAGTATTTTATAATGAGTGGTGCAAATAAGTATCGTTTCGTTTCCCCAGGAATTCAAATAAAAGAAATTGATCGCTCACAGATCAATAATTTAAATGACGCAGTTGGTCCAGTTATAATTGGTCGTGCCCGTCGCGGTCCAGGCATGGTCCCTGTAAAAGTTCGTTCTTATGAAGAATTCGTGCAAATATTCGGTGAACCTGTTCGTGGTTCAACAGATGGTGATATTTGGCGTGAAGGAAACTTAACAGCTCCTGCATATGCAACATGGGCTGCAAAAGCTTATTTAGCTAATTCAAGTCCACTAACATTCGTTCGCCTTATGGGTTCAGAACACCCAGAAGCAAATACTCAAGGTTATGCTGGCTGGAAAACAGATTTCACCATTTCAAGTTCAGTTGGTGCCACAGGTGGTGGTGCTTATGGTCTATTCGTTGTTCCATCAAGCTCAAATCCACAAGTTACTGGCACATTAGCAGCCATATTTTATGTTAATGGCGGTGCTGGCTTGGCTCTTGTTGGACAAAACCCAAGTGGTTCAATGACAACAGGTTCAGCAACTTTCGTTAAATCAATTGGCAACAATTTTGAATTTAGAATGAAAGTTCTTGGAACCAATAATGTAAATGACACTGCTCCATTATTAGATACATCATTTAATTTTGATAAAACATCAGATAAATATATCCGCAAAGTATTCAACACAAATCCAACCTTAGTTAATACAAGTATTACTTCAGTTGATAATCGTGAAAGATAC